TTGGTTGCGTAGACGGGTTTAGTATTCAGGAGATATCGGGTGACATTGTTTACCTTGCTCCCGACGGTTTGCGAACCATTGCTGGTACTGAAAGAATTGGTGACGTTGAACTTGGAACCATATCCAAACAAATTCAACCCCGCCTAGATAATGTTACAACTGACCGTATATCATCTCTTGTAATCCGAAAGAAGAGTCAATACAGATTATTTTTTCCGGGGGATTCTCAAGCTGTAGGTTCTGCTTCAGGAATCATAGGCGTTATAAAGTCCGGTGTAGAGGGCGGTGTTGGATGGGAATACGCTGACATAATAGGAATGAAACCTGCTTGTTGTGCTTCAGGGTTTATTAGCGGGACTGAAACCATAATTCACGGCGGCTACGACGGGTACGTATACAAACAGGAAGATACATCGAAGTTTGACGGAACAAACATATCTGCTTTGTATGAGTCTCCGGCTTACACGATGGGGGATGTTGGCATCAGAAAAATGATGCAAAGAATTATCTGGAACTACAATAACGAAGGTCCAGTTGATTCAGACTTTCGCATTAGATACGATTTCGGTTCCACTAACATACCCCAACCTAACCCTTACCCATTAACTATCGGTGGTTCATCTGCCATCTACGGAACTAACGCATATGGAACAGCCGTTTATGGTTCATCAGGCGAACCCATTGTTCGACAAAGTATTGAGGGTAGCGGATTTACCGTGTCTGTTCGTTTAGATGATGCAGATGGTGCCGACCCAATTTCAATTAAAGGATATCAACTGGAATTTACTCCGGGTGGAAGGAGATAAAACATGGCAGGTTACACCCGTCAATCAACATTCTCAGATGGTGATGTTATCACCGCTGCACACAGTAACGATGAATTTAACCAAGTACTTGCGGCGTTTGTAAACACATCTGGTCACAAACACGACGGCACGGCAGCAGAGGGTCCAGTCATTGGTTTGATTGGAGACCCCGGTGTTGCCACGCCTCTAAACAAAGTTGTTGTTGACAATACAAACAATCGTGTTGGGGTTTTTGTAGACGCAGGGGGTGCTGGCTCTGCCGTAGAACAGGTTCGTTTCCAAGACGGGGCAATTGTTCCCGTAACGGATAACGATGTTGACTTGGGGGCATCCGGCACAGAGTTCAAGGACTTGTACGTAGATGGTACTGCTTATGTAGATGCTATTAATTACAATGGGACAGCCATATCTGCTACGGCAGCGGAACTCAATATTATGGATGGTGTTACCGCATCAACCTCAGAACTCAATATCATGGACGGGGTTACAGCAACAACTGCTGAAGTAAACCTCATGGATGGTGGCACATCTGCTGGTACAACAGCGGTCGCAGGTGGAGACGGTATCGTAACTAATGATGACGGCACGATGCGCCAGACAACAGTGGATACATTTGATACGTACTTAGCCCAGACAACCAAAACCCTCACAAACAAAACTCTTACGACTCCTGTAATCGCAGAGATTGATAGTTCTTCTGACATCACCCTAGATGCTGCTGGCGATATTATTCTCGACGCAGGGGGTGCAAATGTTGTTTTCAAAGATGATGGTTCATCCATTTTAGACATTGCGAACAATTCATCTGATGTAGAACTTACTGTAAGCACAGCAGACAAGAACTTTGCTATCAAAGGCACGGATGGTTCCTCTGCTATTACTGCTCTTGACATTGACATGGCTCTTGCAGGTAAGGCTACATTTAGTGGTGACGTTGTTGTAACTGGTGACTTGACCGTTACAGGCGATGACATCACTATGGGTACGAATACCTCTGGTCACATCATGGTGGCAGACGGTACAAACTTCAATCCAGTTGCCGTATCTGGAGATGTAACAATCAGTAGTGCGGGTGCGGTAACTATCGCAAGCGGTGCTGTTGAAACTGCAATGGTCAACGCAAATGTTATTACGGGTCAGACAGCCGAAACTTCAGTAGACACATCTAATGATGTAGTGTTGATGCACGACAATTCTGCCAGTGCATTGAGAAAAATAACAGTGGGAAATTTGATATCTTCCGCTGGTGGTTTGACAGATTTAGCGTCGGACAGTTCTCCCCAGCTTGGCAGCGACTTAGACACAAATTCACATAATATACTTATTGATGACGCACATTTTATCGGGGATGAAAACGGCAACGAGCAGATAATATTTCAAACAACTAGCTCTGCAGTCAATCAATTTGATGTAACCAATGCAGCAACAGGTAACCCACCCAAACTATCTGCAACGGGTGGTGATTCCAACATTGACCTTGACCTAGAGGCAAAAGGCACAGGACATGTAACAGTTCGTGGTAATAGCAACCCCGGTGCTATACAGTTTAATTGTGAAAGCAATAGTCATGGACAAACAGTTATATCACAACCTCACTCTGCTAGTGTGACTAATGTTCTTACCCTGCCAGCAGGGAGTGACCAAGAAATAGTCGGCACATCTGCTACTCAAACGCTGACAAACAAAACTATAAATGCTAGTCAGCTTTCTGGCACAGTGGCTAACGCTCGTTTGGACGCACAACTACAGGATGTGGCTGGACTAGCGGTAACAGATGGTGGCTTTATTGTTGGAGATGGTTCAAACTTTGTACTTGAAACAGGTTCTACTGCACGTACATCTCTTGGATTAGGCACAGCGGCAGTTACCGATACAGGAACTTCTGCTGGTAACACTGTTGTTTTAGATGGTTCCGCTAGACTACCAGCAGTAGACGGTTCTCAACTAACTAATCTACCAGCGTCGGGGGCGACCGCTGGCTTTGCAGTGGCGATGGCAATCGCATTATAATCTTGACTGCAAAACATTAATACTGTATACTATACAGAGGAGACAAAATGGCACAGGATTTTGAAAGAAACATTGCACGGAATGTTGGCACGAGCGAAGTCGTTTTACGAACCGCTAATTCCGACGATGCGCTTATTGGTATCAATATTGCTAATGTTACAACTACCCAAATCCTAATGGATGTATACATCACTGGCGCGGGTGCTACTGATGATTACTATATTGTTAAGGATGCTCCAATTCCAGTAGGTTCAGCCCTGCAGGTTTTGGATGGTGGTGCAAAGATTGTAATGCAATCTGGTGATATACTTAATGTAATAAGTGATACCGCAAGCAGCGCAGATGTTTGGGTTTCCGTAGTCGATACAATTAGTTCATAAGGAATAGAGTATGCCGTATATTGGTCAGAAAGTTCCGGGTTCCTATCAAACTACTAAAGCTGTACAACGTTTTAATGGGGACGGTAGCGATACCACATTTACATTAACTACAACAGTATCCTCTGTGCAGGACGTGCTGGTGTCAGTTGATGGTGTTGTACAGGATACAGCAGCCTACACTATTCCTGATGGCACTACACTTACATTTAGTGCTGCCCCTTCCTCTGGTACAGGTAACATCTTTGTAAATTACCTAGCACCCCAAGCTGGTTCAATCACACCCCCCGCTGAGAACAAGGGTAACTTCAAGGCTGGTGGTTTGTTCCGTACCAACGCACAATCCCTCACAGCAAATACAACTATCCTAGCTACAGAGAACGCCAACGTAACTGGTCCGTTTACTGTGGCTTCTGGTGTTACATTAACCGTTGAAAGCGGTGGGACATTGGTGACGCTATGAGTACATTAAAAGCAGATACCATACAAAGCACAGGCGGTGGTGCGGCTACGCTGACTAAGCAAGCAGCCGCTAAAGCACACTGGCTGTTTGAACAAGCAAATTCTAATACTTTAACTGTATCTCTGAACGTATCTTCAGTAACAGACAATGGAACAGGGGATATGACCGCAGCATTTACTAACGCTTTTTCTGGTGCAAAATTATATTCCGCAGGTTCTACATTTGCCTATCAAAACGATGCTATTGCTAACGCCTTTAGGGGTAATGGAAATATTTTAAGAGCAGCGGGGTCTCTCAGATGGCTTTGTGTGTATGTTAGTTCTACTGGCGGTGGTGGCGCACCTGAAGATGATGATGAAAATAGTTGGCAGTTAATTGGAGACCTAGCATGAGTGAGATACTAACAAACAAACTCACTGGCGTAGGCACTGCTGGGTCTATTGTAGTCACAGGTGAAGGTAATAGCACAACTACTAACTTGCAGCAGGGGTTGGCGAAACATTTTGCTATTTTTGATGGAACAAGCACTGCCGCTGTTGATGATTCATTTAATAACTCATCTCTAACGGATAACGGAACTGGACATTACACCA